TCGCAAACAATAGTCACCGTCCACAGCCTGTGTTGGGAAAGTGACTCCGCTGGTTACTGGTAAGCCATTTGGCGGCACATTGCTACCAGTCAAATAGCCCACAATGTAACTGTCTGGACTTACACTCATCCCGCCCTGTGTGCCGTCAGCAGTCTGTCCGCCATCTGTGGTAAGAGAAGTTGGGTTACCAGTTTGTCCAATTGCGTTGTCCGACATTAGGTAGAAACTACCAACTTCATAGCCACTGAGTGGAACCTCAACGTCGGCCTGTTGTAGTATAGCATCGTTGATTTGGTTGTCCTTGGGACGAGTACTCATACCATCACTGATGCTTTGTGGTGTGTACTGTTGCCAGTATTCAGTATTGTTGATATCAATGCCAGCTGGGGTATTTTTTATGGCCTTGTAGTACACATCACCATAGTTTGTAACCCAGCCCATGGGGTAGTAATTGCCATTGTCCCAGATGTTTTCGCTGACAAATGGCTTGTCAAGAATGCTCTTGTATTCTTGTTGATTGTTGAGTGGTGTGGCTTTCACACGCCAAGTGTGTGGCATCCAGGTCTGGCTCATACCTTCTGTGGCGTAGTTAGCATCTTGAATCACATAGTACTTAGGCAAGGCCTTGGGTGTTGCTGGATTAAGTGGGTGATAGTCTATTAAGTTTGTAACTTCAATTACGTCACCGTTCATGAGCTTGCGACCCAAGGTGTCAATCATGTCGTTGTAGTGAAATGTGATGAACAAAGTATCGTTGTTCAAAAACAAACCAAACTGTGTTAGGTCAAAGTCTACGTCAGTGTGAGTGTAAACACCACGCATGATGTAAATGTCATCAGCATACACACGATCACGATTTTCCAACAACAGCAAGTCTTGAATGTTCAAGGGATTGAGCTCATCATAAATGGGCTGTGTTGCATCACCATTGCCCGAAAGTGCCGAATCCTCACCGCCAGGTTGTGGGCCCAGATACTTGTGAACGTAGATATCCAATCCCCCAACAGTGTACATTTCGGAGATTGTGCGATCCAAGAACTGGTAATCGCGGGTTCGATTTGGGCGGTATAGACTTAGGCGTGGCATAACGTATATTTATGGGCGGGTTGACCAATAATTCCGTTCCTGTTATAATTTGGTATGAAAGTAGTTAAGTTAAACCGTAGATTTCGGCAGTTCAAAGAACATGGGCACACAATAGCCTTTAAGTTCCCAAACGGCTATACCAAAGAAGCTCAAGAATTTGAAAACGTATGCAGGAAAAAGCTTCAGGGCGCTGGTTGGATGCGTGAGCACGACTGGTATCATTACTACGGCGACAGACCCAACCGTTTTGATGTGCGTCCGTACTGGATCACTTTCCGCAACGAAGCAGATGCTACTTTAGTATTACTTTCTGCTGACTTGACCAAAAAATCCTAATCTGCTATAATTACAGTCAAAGGAGCCTATATGAAGACTGCAACTCGAGCACTCAAACCGCTGAATCCCCGTAGCCCAGATACCAAGTATGTGGGTGAGGAACCTTTGTGGCGCGAACAGCCCACAGAGAATCGCTTCACTATTATGAGTCGTGCCTTTAACTGGTACAATTATTTCTACGGCAAGAAAGAAGCCAAGGACATGATTGCTACATATTTGGATGCGCACGATCGTGCTCGTGATGCCAAGCAAATTCGCAGTCTTGGCGACAGCCAAATTCGTCTCACTCCGGGATGGTTGTGCCGCATGAGCATGATGGGATTGCAACTGGGCGAGCAAGAGCAAATCAAACTGGACAACATGATTGCTGAACTGCTGGCCATTCGCAACGAGCCCAAGGAGCAGGCAGAAGTAGTTGACGAAACTGCGCCAGCCAAGCTCACGATTCAGGACCGTCTGCGTGAAAAGGTGCTGGAATGTGCTGGTGAGCTTGAAGGGTTGTTTGACGAATTCTGTGCTAACGGTGCCAAAATGTCAGCAGACTACAAACCCGTTTCGCTAATGCGTAGCATGAACATTGCTCCGCAGATGATTAGCGAAATTCGCACTATCTGGAACAAGCGCCTTGAAGAATATCAAGAGGTAATTGAAGGCAAAGATGCGCAACTGGTAGAAGCATACAGTCAGTTCAGCAAAATTCAACTGCGAAATGTCATTAAGTTCATTGAGCAGGTACTAGCAGACTGCGACAGCTATGTGCAGATCAAGAAAGTGGAACGCAAGCCACGCAAGGTCAAACCAGTGAGTCCAGAAAAACGTGCGGCCAAATTCAAGCACCTTATGGAATTTGTTGAACTCAAGCTCAAAGGTTTGCCGGCCGCACAACTGGTAGACAAGAGTGAAGCATGGCTGTACGATACTAAAAAGCGCAAGTTGATCCATGTGGTTGCGGATGAGTATGCTAAGACATTCACAATCAAGAGCAATAGTGTAATTGGGTTTTCAACCAAAGATACAGTGCAAAAAACTGTGCGTAAACCGCAGGACATTATTAAAGCTATGCAAGCGGCTGGCAAGCCAGCGGCACGTAAGATTTTCAAAGATCTTACTACCACAGAAACTGCATGGAATGCTCGCGGTACTGAGAACCTAGTAGTGCTCAAGGCCTGGTAAATAAGGGGGAACGGAGCTTCCCCCTTATGGCTGACGAAAACACACTGGTACAACTCAAGCAAGACCTAATTGAGTACGTAAAACTCCAGCTTGGCGATCAAATTATTGATCTTGAGCTGGATCCTTCTCATTATGAAGCCGCTTATCAAAAAACCATAGGCACTTATCGTCAACGAGCCAACGCCGCATATGAAGAAGCATACATTTTCATGATGCTGGTACAGGATGAAAACATCTATACCTTGCCCCAGGAAGTGGCCAGTGTGCGACAGGTATTCCGCAGAACCTTTGGTGATTCCACAGGACCGTTTGCATCAAACTTTGACCCATTTGCACAAGCGTCAATCAACGTTTATCTTATGAACTTCAACGTTGCTGGCGGACTTGCTACCTACGACTTCTACTCGCAGTATGTTGAGCTTGCTGGACGTATGTTTGGTGCTTACATGAACTACACCTGGAACCCAGTGACCAAAAAACTTCAGCTGATCCGTGACCCCAAAGGCACTGGCGAAACTGTGTTGCTTTGGGTATACCAACTCAAACCTGAAATTCAACTGCTTTCGGACTACCAAATCCAACAATGGATCAAGGACTACATGGTTGCCAACTGCAAAATGATCATTGGCGAAGCTCGTGAAAAGTTTGCTCAGATTGCTGGCCCACAAGGCGGTGGACAACTCAATGGCACTGCCATGAAAACCGAAGCCAAAGAAGCCATGGCAGATTTGATTGAGCAACTCAAAATGTATGTGGATGCAAGTCAACCACTTACATGGGTAATTGGTTAACAAACAAATTGCAATTTCTATTGAGCCATGCTATAATGCGGTATGGACTTAATGATCGACATGGAAGGCCTTGCTACAGGCCCAGAAACTTGTATTCTCACTATAGCCGCCCAAGGGTTTGATCCACTTGGCGATGGATACTACCCTGACAAGTTTTACTATGCTCGAGTTGATCTTGACAGCCAGCCTAATCGTAAAATTGAACAAGGCACAATTGAATGGTGGGCTACTCAGAAAGAAGCACAAAAGGAAGCCTTTGCTGAAGAAGGGCGCATACCTTTAGATCAGGCCTTAGATGAACTAGGCAAGCTGATTTGGCACTCCAAACGAATCTGGGCCCAAGGCCCTACATATGACATGACCATATTGGAGCATGCATACAAGAGCTACAACAAGCCCATTCCCTGGCAATACTATTCAGTTCGGGACAGCCGCACAGTTTTTAGTCTTTGGCCTGGCCTGGAAAAACCACCCACAAGTCACCATGCGTTGGAAGATTGCCGCAGACAGATTGGCTTGTTACAAGACACACTTAAATACTTCAAAATAAAGGAACTGGTATGATCATTGGCATCTGTGGTTTTATTGGATCTGGCAAAGATACAATTGCTGACTATCTAGTAAATTTGCATCACTTTCGTAGAGAAAGTTTTGCTAACAGTCTTAAAGATGCTGTAGCTCAGGTGTTTGGTTGGGATAGAACCCTGCTGGAAGGACGTACCAAACAAGCCCGCGAATGGCGTGAACAACGGGATGAGTGGTGGAGCAATCGTCTAAACATGGAAATTACACCACGTTGGATATTGCAACAGTGGGGAACTGAAGTTTGTCGCAGAGCTTTTCATGATGACATTTGGATTGCTAGCTTGGAAAACAAACTGCGTAACAGTCAAGACCATGTGGTAATTTCAGATTGCCGATTTCCTAACGAAATCAAAGCTATTAAAAATGCAGGTGGGCTTGTAATACGAGTAGTGCGCGGCCCTGAACCTGAGTGGTATCAGGATGCTGTTAATGTCAACGAAGGACGCGGCAACATGAGCTGGATGATCAGCAAAGAGCGTCTAAAAACCCTGGGAATTCATGCCAGCGAAACCAGCTGGGTTGGAACCAAGTTTGATGCTGTGCTTGACAACAATGATACCTTGGACCACCTTTATCAGCAGGTCAAGCGTCTGGTTCAAGATCTCCCTGGCGCCACGGTAAGTCACTCCTAGACACTGCTTCAGTGCAGTTCTTGCAGATGGATTTTAAGTTTTTTAGCAGTACATTGTTTAGGTCACCGTCCACATGATACACCAACATCTGTGCTGAATACTGTGCTTTGAACCCACAACGATCGCACTGCATTTTTTTCTTGTAGCCCGCCTGCTCCCAGCGGGCTTTTCTTTTCTTTAGACCTTTGCCCTTTCGTTGACATGTCTCGCAACGACTGCGATAGTGTACACGTTCCTCTTTGATGTAGTTTACAGCACAAGGGCGCTGATTACAGGCTTGACAAACAGGTCTCATCTGGTATTTAGTGTCTGGACCTTTGCCAAAGGGTGGTGTAGAACACCATTTTTGTCATTTACCAATAAATATCTACAACTTGAAAAGGAATCCATTATGGCTCTAGTATCTCCAGGCGTAGAAGTAACAGTAATTGACGAAAGTCAATACATACCTTCAGCTGTTAACACAGTACCTTACTTTGTAGTCGCCACAGCGCAAAACAAAGTATCTAGTGATGGTATCACTGTTGCGGCCGGCACACTTGCGGCAAACGCAAATAAAACTTACTTGATCACTAGCCAGCGTGATTTGGCAGCCACATTTGGTGTACCGTTCTTCTACAACACTACAACTGGCACTCCAATCAATGGTTATGAACTCAATGAATATGGCTTGCTTGCGGCATACTCTGCCCTGGGCGTGTCAAATCGTTGCTATGTGCAACGTGCTAATATTGACCTAAGCGAACTTACTGCTAGTTTGAGCCGCCCTGTTGGCACCCCTGCCAATGGTACATACTGGCTTGATACTACCACATCAAACTGGGGTATTTTTGAGTGGAACCAAACCACAGCAGTTTTTGAAAACAAAGTGCCCATGGTCATTACTGACACTGCTGAAGTCACAGACTATGTTGGCGGTGACCTAACTCCTATTGCTTCAGTTGGTAGCATTGGCGACTACGCTATTGTTGCTGTGACCACCAGCTTGCAAGGTTATTACAAGAAATACGACAACACTTGGGTGTTGGTTGGTAGCGATGATTGGAAAATGGCTTGGCCAACTGTGCAAGGAAGCAATGCTCCAACCACATTGACCATTGGTGCTAACATGTACATTAACGATCAGTTGGTCACTGTTGGTGCAACCAACACTGTGGCTGGTCTTGTGGCAGTTATCAATGCCGCCGCAATCCAAGGTGTGTTTGCTAGAGTAGTCAGCGGTAAGCTGTATCTGTATGCAGACAGCAGTGCCAGCAATGACGGATCATCTTTGTCAAGCAACGGTTTGATTGCAGTCGACCCAGGTCCAAACAGTGGCGCGGCCCTGCTAACTGCTCTAGGTATCACCACTGGTGAGTATGCGGCACCAGAATATTTCCCAGGTTACAGCTACCAGGCCCCACGTTGGAGAACCACTGACACTGACGGCGGACGTCCAACAGGTTCTGTATGGCAAAACGTAAGCGTGGCCAACAATGGTATGAGCCTGGCCGTTAAGTCATGGAGCGTTGCACTTGGCGTTTGGGTACAACAAGCCTGTCCAGTATACAACGGTGACGGTGCCGCTATCTATGCACTAGACCCTGTTGGCGGTGGTAAGAACATTCCTGTAGGAACTACCTATGCGGCTCCAAGAGCACTGTTCTATCAAACAACACCATTGGTAACACTGGCGTTTGAAATTTATGAGCGTATTGCTCTAGGCCAAACTGTGGTTACTGGTTCTACAACCCCAACTGGCAACGCATTTGTAATTGGTAACCAATTTACATTGGCAGCCACCGAGCCAGGAACTGCTAACGCTTCCAGCGCAACTGTAACACTGGCAGGACAGACTGTGTCTGACTTCTTGGCAGCAGTCAGTGCGGCAAACATTGCCAATGTCAGCGCATCAGTAAACACTGCTGGTAACATTGTGTTTACACATGCCACAGGCGGTAGTATCAGTTTGACCAACGTTGGCAGCGGTGTGGCAATTACCACAGCTGGATTTACTGACAGCACTCCATATGTACGTCCAAATACTCAAGTAGCTGGCGGCCTAGTGTTGTCAAACTTTGTCAATGCACCACAGTTTACATACACTGCCAACGACACAGCTCCTGATCAAGATCCAGCTGACGGTCGTTTGTGGTACTACAGCTCTGTGAGCGATGTAGATATCATGATTCAAGACAATGGCACATGGCAAGGTTATCAAAACGTAACTAACGATGCTCGTGGTTTTGACTTGAGTTTAACCAACGCCAGTGGCCCAATTATTGCGGCAACTGCCCCAATGACACAAAATGACACTGCTGAATCACCATTGGTTTACGGTGACTTGTGGGTTGATACCAGCGACTTAGAAAACTATCCTAAACTATATCGTTGGGAACAAGTTAGCGGCACTGATCAGTGGGTAGAAATTGACACCAGTGATCAGACTACACAAAACGGTATTTTGTTTGCAGACGCACGTTGGGCGCCAAATGGCACCACAGATCCTGTGGCAGATCCATTCCCAACTATTGAAAGTTTGCTCACAAGCGACTACTTGGATTTGGATGCACCAAACCCAGACCTGTATCCACAAGGTATGTTGTTGTTTAACACACGCCGTAGCGGTTACAACGTCAAGAGCTTCCAAAGCGATTACTTCAATGCTACAACATTCCCTGATGATGTATTGCCACAAGTTACCAGCACATGGCTCACAGCCAGCGGTAACAAAGACAATGGCAGCATGTGGTCAGGCCGTTTGGCACAGCGTCAACTGATTGTTCGTGCTCTCAAGAGTGGTATCGACACTTCAATTGCCGCACGTGAAGAACAGAATCAATTCAACATTATTGCTACACCAGCATATCCTGAGTTGACACCTAACATGATTGCATTGAGCAACGAGCGCAACAACACATTGTTTGTTGTGGCCGACACTCCAATGCGTCTTGATTCTAGCGGCAACGCCCTTGTTGAGTGGGCAACCAACAACAATGGTCTGGGCTTGATCACCGAAGACGGTAACTCAAGCACCAGTAACTATGCGGCTGCTTTCTATCCAAGCT